CTTTACAGGTATTACTGATAGTAATAATAATTTAATTTTATCAAATGAGGATGTAAATAAAAATCAACTACCAAGAGGTGGAGTTATCGTATCATTAGGATCAACTAATGGTTTAGGTTTTGCACCATTAGCAGGTGCAGCAGTCACCGCAGTCAAAAATCAAAATGGTGTAATTACTGCTGTTGGAATAGGAACAGGTGATACACATGGATCTGGATATAGGGGAACAGTTGCGATTGGTGTCACAGATGTGGCGTATGAGCATAGATTTGAGAGTGCTGGTATAGGATCTATTAGAAAGGGATCATTCGCAGGTCCTGCTTACACAGCAACTAACGCAGTTTACACTTCATTTAGCGGTGAATTTGTAATTACAATACCTGGACACAATTTAACTACAAGCGACACTGTTGGTATTGATACAGGTGGTATTGTCTTTAGATGTTCTAAGGATCATTTTGCAACTTTACACCCATATCCTCGTTCAGGTCCAACTCCAACATCAACGAATGGAGATCCTATAGTCGGTATACAAACTGCCATAACTGCAACTACATCTAACACAATTACAATAAATGTTGGTGCTGGTGGTGGTGCAGGAACTGGTGCTGTTGTAAATGCGACAGTGGGCGTAGGTGGAACACTCACATTTACAGTTGCAAATGGTGGAACTGGCTATGTACAACCACAGATCAACGTACCACAACCATCATATGAAAATCTTGAAGTTGTTGGTGTATCAAGACTAGGCGTTGGTGCGACAACTGAGACTGGAAGAAACTTATTAGTAACTGTTAATGTAGGACCAACAAGCACAGTTGGTATTGGATCTACTCTTCATGAAGTGACTTCATTTAAAATTGCTAGACAGGGTTATGGATTCAGAAAGGGTGATGTATTCAAACCAGTAGGTCTTGTTACGGATCGTGGATTAGGATCAGTGGTTCGAGACTTTGAACTAACTGTTCTTGAGACTTTTACAGATTCATTCGCATCATGGCAGTTTGGTGAGTTAGATAATGTAGATTCAATTAAAAATTTACAAAATGGAACAAGGACAAGATTTCCATTAGAATTTAATAAAGAATTACTAAGTTTTGAAACCACCAGCAGTGAAATGGATTTAAACGCTGTTCTTCTAATATTTGTAAATGGTGTGATACAAGAACCTGGTCAGCACTATCAGTTTGAAGGAGGAACATCATTCACATTTAGTGAAGCACCTGATGAAAATGATAAAGTGGATATATTCTTCTATAGAGGAAAACGTGGAGTAGACAGCATATCAAATAATACAGTTGAGACTGTTAAAAAAGGCGACATACTTACCTTGAATAAGAATGATACCATTGATAATTCACTTTCACAAGATCCAAGAACAATATACAATATTACTACATCAGATAAAGTAGAGACAAATTTATACACAGGATTAGGAATTAGTACTGCACCTAAACCAATTAGTTGGACTAAACAGAAAGTTGATAAGAATATTGCAGGTGAAAATGTATCTAAGGCAAGAGATTCTATTGAACCATTAGTATTCCCAACTGCTAGGATAATAAGTGATCTCTCCACATCTGGAACAGAATTATTCTTAGATAATGGTAAATTGTTTGATTATGAAGTGGGAAGTCCCATTAATATTGATGCATTGCTAGTTAATACTTCAGGTGATCCAGTTGCAGCAGCGATTACAGCGACTGTATCTGCAGCAGGTACAATCAGTGCACTTACCATTGGTAGTGGTGGATCTGGATATACTGGATCAACAGTTGATGTTAAAATATCTGCTCCAAGTATAATTAGTGTGGGTATAGGCACTACATCTGGTATTCTTGATTCTGATACTGATACCACTATAACAGGTATAACAACTGAAAACATTCAGGGTGTAGCAGGTAGTAATTTAGATCTTGGTAATGCTAATGGAGATTTTGTTACTGTTTCTGGAACTGGAGTGGTTGGACTAACAACAATTATTGGTATTGGTCAAAGTAGTATTACAGTAAGTAGACCAATCACCACTGGTATTGGAACTCATCAATTTACATTTACTAAAACCACAGTAGGCACAACCGCATCTGCAACACTAAGTGTTGTTAATGGCGTATTATCAGGAACAGCGAATATAACCAATCCTGGTTTTGGATATACACATTCGATTCCACCACAAGTTATCACTGCATTACCTAGTGTATCTCTTGAGAATATTACTAATGCAGGTGTAGCAACTGGATTCTCTGGTATCATCACTGGTATTCAGACAGCGACAGGCATCGGTGGTAATCCTCTTGCACTTGAATTTTTTGTTACACATCCAAGTATCCCTGCTCTTGCAGCAAATAATAGAGTTCTAGTATCAGATTCTGTAACTGGATTTGGAATTACATCAATTGATGGTCATGATTCATCAATAGTTGGTGTAGGCACCACATTTTTAAATAATGTATACAAGGTTGATGCATTTTCAAGAGTTGCAAATGCAGGTATACTTACTTGTAATGTTTTATCAACCACCAGTGTTGTGGGTATCGCAACCACTGGTTCAACAACAAATCCATGTGGAACATTATCATTTGGAAAAATTTCTGGATTCACAAGATCTAGTTCTCCAATATCCATTGGTGTAACTGGGTTAAATATAGATGCAGGTCTCACAACCTTCCCAATATTACAGAGACGAGGGACTGGTTTAAGGGATACTGGTGGATTAAGTAAATAACCATAGTCTCTAACGTATAAATATAGAAAAAAACCCAATTCGATGGCTGCAATTGTAACAGATCAATTTAGAATATTAAACGCAAGTAATTTTGTAGACAACGTTACAGATTCTAATAATTCTTACTATGTGTTTGTTGGTCTGTCTAATCCAACTACATCTGGGTTTGGTAGAGCAACAGATTTTAATACAGACACTCCAAGTCCAACTGATAATACTGACTACATGAATTTTGTAGGTGACAACATGTCATTTGGTAAAAAAGTAACATCCGATAACGTAAGAAGACTTGTAAGAAAAATATCTTGGTCAAGAGGTACAAAATATGAAATGTATCGTCATGATTATAGTTTAACTAATAGATCACCCAATACTGGTTCTGCAAGATTGTATGATGCAAATTACTATGTAATGAATAGTGATTTCAAAGTGTATATTTGTATTGATAATGGATCCTCTGGTATTAATACAACTGGTAATGCTTCACTTGACGAACCTACATTTACAGATTTAGAACCATCAAAAGCTGGAACCAGTGGTGACGGATATCAATGGAAATACTTATTTACAGTATCACCTAGTGATATTATTAAGTTTGATTCAACAGATTTCATTTCTGTATCTAACAATTGGTCAACATCTACTGATTCTCAAATTGTGGCAGTAAGAGATAATGGTGATTCGGATGTTAATAGTAATCAAATAAAAAAAGTTTATATTGAAAATCAAGGAAATGGTTACACTAACGGTACAGGTCAAGAAGTTAGTATTTTAGGTGATGGAACTGGTGGTAAAGTGGTTGTTGATGTTGTAAATGGTAAAGTTACCAATGCAGTTGTTTCTTCTGGTGGAAAAGGATACACATATGGTATGGTAGATCTAGGTGCTATTGGTAATACGAATGCATCTACAAAAGCGACTTTAATACCAATAATTCCACCATCAAAAGGTCATGGTAGTGATATTTACAAAGAACTAGGATCTGATAGAGTCTTAGTATTTGCAAGATTTGATACATCAACTACCAACGATTTTCCTGTAAATACACAATTCTCACAAATTGGTATTCTTAAAAATCCAACATCAATTGGTTCAACATCAATATTTACTGACCCTACATTCTCATCTGTTGGTGCTTTGAAGTTTTCAACCACCACTGGAAGTCCAACTATAGGAAACTCAGTGACTCAGGTTGTAACTGGAGGAACCGCAAAAGGTTTTATTGCTGCTTATGATATAGATACTAAAGTATTAAAATTTGTTCAGGATAGATCAAATGTTCTAAATCCAACATCATTTGATACCGTGGATTATGTTGGAGTATCTACTTTTGCTAAAGTTCATGCATTTGAGTCTAATACCAACCAAGTAAATTCAAGTGGATTTACTGGATCTATAGACACTGGATTTACAGGAGTCAGCACTAACCCAACTGGAACCAAATTGATATCATTAGACGCACAATTCACACAAGGGGTCTCTAATCCTGAGATAAATAAAAAGTCAGGTGATATAATATATCTTGATAATCGTCCTCTGATTACAAGAAATGCTAGACAAAAAGAAGATGTCAAAATTATTCTAGAATTCTAAAAAATGCCTCAGAAAACGAATCTAAATATAAATCCATTTTACGACGATTTCGATAAGAATGAAAATTTTTATCGTGTGTTGTTTAAACCTGGTTTTCCAATACAGGCAAGGGAATTAACGCAGCTACAATCAATATTACAAAATCAAGTAGAATCTTTTGGTAGTCATATGTTCAAAGAGGGATCAATGGTGATTCCTGGTAACATTAACTATAACGATGCTTACAGTGCTGTAAAAATAAATCCTGACCATTTAGGTATTGATGTAACTGTATATACAAAACAATTGCATGGTAAGAAGTTAAGAGGTCAATCATCTGGTGTTGAGGCTATTGTTGATGACTGTTTCTTCCCAACAGATGGTCCTGAGTATACTGATGTTACATTATACGTTAATTACGTAACATCTGGAGAGGATAATGAAGTATCTAGTTTTGAAGATGGTGAAATACTTATATTAGAAGATACGATTACTTATGGAAATACAACAATTGCATCAGGTGAAACTGTAGCTACTTTAATTAGCGAAAATGCCACAGCAACTTCATCAATAGTATCCATAGGTGAGGGAGTTTATTTTATAAGAGGCACATTCGTACAAGTCAGCAATAGTGGTATTATTTTAGACCCATATACAAATAATTCTTCATATAGAGTTGGACTTACAATACTAGAAGAGGTGATATCTGCTAAAGATGATAAATCACTGTATGATAATGCTAAAGGTTTTTCAAACTTTGCAGCACCTGGTGCTGATAGATTAAAGATTTCAGCGACATTATCAAAAAAATCACTTAATGATTATGATGATAAAACATTTGTTGAACTTATAAGGATTGATAACGGGGAAATTAAAGTATTAAAAGAATCATCAAGTTACAACATAATTAGAGATTACTTTGCGAAAAGAACTTTTGATGAATCAGGGAACTATGCTGTTGAAAATTTTGAAGTTGAAGTTAATGAATCATTAAATGATAGACAATCTAACGAGGGAGTATATTTTGAGGGACAGCAAACAGAACAAGGAAATACACCCTCAGAAGACTTAATGGCTGTTAAGGTATCTGCTGGAACTGCGTATGTTAGAGGATATGATGTTGATTTTGCAAATACTACTATTTTAGATGTTGAAAAACCAAGAGATGTTTTAAAAGTTGATAATAGTCAGGTTCCTTTTGAGTTTGGAACTAAGATTAAATTAAATAATGTTCATGGAACACCACAAATATTACTGTCAACCTCAAATACAATTCAGTTGTATGATAAGAGAAGGGGATCGTCTGTAACAGGTGCTAATGGTAATAGAATTGGTGAAGCGAGAGTATATATGCATAATTTATCTGATGCTTCATATTCAAACGCAGCAACTGAACATGATTTATATTTATTTGATGTGCAAACATTCGTAGATCTTGATGTTAATACTGCTTTAAGTCCACTACAATGTCCAGCAGCATCCTTTGTAAAAGGTAAAAGTAGTGGAGCGACAGGTTTTGTTGAGACTAATGTAAATAATACCACTGCAGTTAAACTAACACAAACATCAGGAACATTTGTAAGCGGAGAGCAAATATTAATAAATGGTGATGAGTCAATCGTAAGATCAATAAGGGCATTAAAAATAAACAGTATTAGAGATGTAAAGTCCGTATATCAAGACACTAGTGCCATAACTGGATATGCTGCAGATTTCGGTGGGGATGTTGTTTTACAAAAAACAGCGTTAACAGGTTTAGGTGTAGCAGATCAAATTCAAATTGCTACTAATGGAGTAGTAACTGGTAAATCTCAAGTTATCATTGGTTTAAAAGTTGGAGATATAATTAAATACCCAGTCGCTGGTCAAGCAGTGGATAGTTTTAATCGTGTTGAAAGTGTTGGTGTTACAACTGCTAAAGTTGAAGCAGTTACAGATGTGAGTGGTGTATGTGAAGGAGGACTACCTTCAGCATCAGTTCAAACTAATGTAATTGTTGGATCACCTATTGTATCAGATAAGGGTGGTTTATTTGCTCATGTAGGTAGTAATAATGTATCTACAGTCAATCTAGCAAATTCAAATTTGATGATATCAAAACAAGTAACTGGACAAACAGTCAATTCAGTCACAGGTGCTTTAAGTATACCCGTAACTAATGCAAGCATAGGATTAACCAGTGCTCTATTTGAAACATTTGATGCTGAAAGATATTATGTTGCTTACAGTGATGGATCAATTGAGGATCTTACATCAGATCAAGTTACCCTTGGTTCTGGTGGTGCAACAGTTGAATTTACTGGATTAACAGCAGGTGCATCAAACGTTGTTGTAAATGTAACTACTAAAAAGTTAGGTATTGAAAGTAAAAAGAAAGAATTTATAAGAAGTGAAAAACTAATAGTAAACGGAACAGTATCTGCTGCATCAACTGCGTCAAGTGGACTAACAACAAGCACATACTTTGGTTTAAGGGTTCAAGATGAGACAATATCATTAAATTTACCAGATGTTGTGGAGGTTGTCGCTGTATATGAATCATTAGACTCATCTTCACCAACTTTAGATTCACTATCATTTCCATCAGGTTTAAATCTTGATACATCCTCTATATTGGGAGAAAAAATTGTAGGATCTACTAGCGGAGCTCTTGCACAAATAGTAACTAGGTCATCAGCAACTAAGGTTGAAATTGTCTATCTTAATTCATCGAAATTCGTAGTTGGGGAAATATGCACATTTGAGGAGTCTAACATAACTTCTGTGCTTCAAGTTATTGGTAACGGTAACTTCCAAGATGTGACATCAAATTATAATTTAGATAAAGGTCAAAGAGATCAGTATTATGATTACTCTCGTATCGAAAGAATTAATGATCATATACCCTCAAGACAGTTACTTATCATATTCAATTATTTTGAAGTTCCCAGTAGTGATACTGGCGATGTATTTACTGTTAATTCATACCCATCAGAGTCATTTAAAAATGATATACCCATCACTGATAGTGGAGTAAGAATTTCAGATACTTTAGATTTTAGACCAAGAGTTAACAGATTTACTGCAACAAATACATCACCGTTTACGTTTTCAAGTAGAGATTTTTCAGCTTCAACAAATCCTAGTCTCACAGTAACACCACAAGAGAGTTCTTTAATTGGATATGAGCACTATCTACCAAGAGTCGATAAAGTTTCATTGACTAAAGAAGGAGTAATGAGTATAGTAAAAGGTGTATCATCAGTTGATCCAAAAGAACCTGCAGGTATTGATGAATCAATGCACATAGCAACCATCACTCTTCCTGCTTATCTTTATGATGTTAAAGACGCAGAAATTAGAGCAGTAGATAATAAAAGATATACGATGAGAGATATTGGCAAACTTGAAGATAGAATAGAAACTCTAGAAGAAACTACATCACTATCCTTATTAGAACTTGATACAAAAACTTTTCAAGTTAGAGATGCTGATAATTTAGATAGATTTAAATCTGGATTTTTTGTTGATGATTTTAGAGATACGTTACGTCAAGATCCATTATCAAGAGGTTTTGCGGTTACTGATGTTGGAGAATTTACAACAGCAGTTGATCTTTACACCATAGCACCCGAACCTGCCTTAGAACCTTCAATAAATGTAGATACTGCAGATTTTCAAGCAAATTTAGAATTGTTAGATTCTAATGTACAAAAAACTGGTAATCATATCACTCTAAAATATGATGAAGTTGAAATGTTAAATCAACCTTTAGCATCAAGAGTTGAAAATGTAAACCCATTTAACATGATTGAAATTGAAGGAATTATACGTTTGAACCCAGATGCAGACTCATGGACAAGAACTGTAAATGTTGCAACTTCAAAAACTAGAGTTGTTGTAGGACCAGACATTGTATTACAACATAATACAAGAATTCCTAGAAGAAACGATGTAATTAGAAGAAGGAGAAGAGGATGGTTCCGTCGCTTATTATTTGGTCGTGGTGGTGGTGGAACTAGACCACATCCAGGTCTTGATATTGGTGGAGGGCAACGACTTTTCCAAGAGGATGTTCAAGGTGATAGAGCTCTTGTAAGATCATATGTAGAAACGATTCAAGGTCCAATTACTGCTGATACTCATATTAGATCAAGAAATGTAGCGTTTCACGCATTTCAATTGAGACCTCTACAAAGACATTATGCTTTCTTTGATAATACAAGCGGTATAGATATTGTTCCAAAATTAATTGAGATTTCAATGACCTCTGGATCATTTGTGATAGGTGAAACAGTAAAAGGATATATTGGTGGAAATCACGTATTTAGTGCGAGAGCATACGCACCTAATCATAAAACTGGTCCTGCTACATCTCCAACAACAATTTATAGTTTAAATCCTTATGATAGAACTGTTGAACTACCATCTGTATATTCTTCATCTTCTAATATTTTAAATGTAGATATTAACTCTTTAGTTGACGAAGTATTAGGAAAATATTTTGGATTTGTAGCTGAGGGCATGACTTTACTTGGTGAAACAAGTGGATCACAAGCAACTGTTGCAAGTGTTAAATTAATAGCAGATACTTTTGGAGATATTGATGGTGCATTATTCTTTAGAGATCCATTTACAACTCCATTACCACCACTAAGATTTACTGTGGGTACGAAAACTTTTAAACTCACATCAAGTAGCACAAATGCCACTCCATTACCAGGTAGTTTACTAATTAGTGCTGGTGAGACAACATATGATGCAAATGGTTTAGTAAATCAACTGTCAAGACAGAGGGTAAATGTCTTTAGACCTATACGAAGAAGGAGAAGAAGAAGAGGACGTAGACATAGTGATCCTTTAGCACAATCATTTACAGTTGATGCAAATGGAGCATTTCTATCTTCGGTTGACTTATATTTTGCAAGTGTAGATCCATCCACAAAAATTACGGTGCAAGTAAGACCATTGCAATTAGGTCTCCCCACAGAAAATTTAGTAGCGATTCATGCAGAAATCGCTTTAGAACCATCTCAAATTGTAACTTCCACTGATGCTTCTATTGCAACAAACGTTAAATTCCCATCACCAGTTTATCTTGAACCAGAACAAGAATATTGCATAGTTCTTCTTGCTCCAACATCAAATCTATATGAGGTTTGGTGTGCTCGTATGGGAGAAAGAACTGTCAATACTACAACATTACCTGATGCTGAGAGTGTTATTGTTACTAAACAATATATTGGTGGTAGTTTGTTTAAGTCACAAAATGGAACAATTTGGACTGCTAGTCAGTTTGAAGATATGAAAATCAAACTTAATAAATGTAATTTTACTGCAAATACAGGAACTGCATTCTTCTACAATCCTAAACAGGAACTTGAAAGTGCTTCATCTGAGTTAGGTGCAGATCCAATAAAAACTTTACCACGCAAATTAAAGGTTGTTATCAGTAATACCACAGTGATGAATAGTGTTCTAATTCCTGGTGCTAAAGTTAGTGATGAGACCGCTTCAACTGCTATTTCTGGTATCATTGAAAAGGCAGGTGGAACCGCTAACTCAATGACCAAAACTAACGTTGGTGTTGGTTATTCACAGGGAACTTATACTGGTGTTCCTTTATATAATATTACTGGATCTGGAACAGGTGCTACAGCAACCATTGTGATTAATGCTCAAGGAACAATTAACGCTGATCCTTCAAGCATCAGTGGTGGATCTGGTTATGTAAGGGGTGATGTACTAGGTCTAACAACCAGCACAATGGTTAAAGGATCTGGTGCACAAATAACCGTCACAGGTTTATCAAATA